TGCCACAAGTGCGGTAGGGTCGTTGGTGTACCCAAAGTCCATCCCATGACATAAGAGCGTGGCATCCGTTGGTATCTCTGCTTGGCCATATTGAAAGATTGTGGCTCTGCTCATACCACGTTCTCCAAGTCCGTAGATTCTCCAATAGTCATTGTCCGTATGTTGCAGCCTTTCTATCTCCTCAACAATCGAGGCATCCAAGAACGGGTTATCAAGGTAGGTTGACTGGATGTAGGTAACGTCATCCCTTGTCAGCAACTTATCGTAAATCCAATGGAACGCATCAGAGGGGTTGTAGTCAACCCATATCTTGCCTGTTGTTCTTATTAATAATTGAAAAAAATCCTCAAAACTCAATTCATTTGTTTCATTGCAAAAAAGGTAGTCACGTCTTGCTCCTCGTTTCTTTTGAGGTTGGTCAAGGCTGATGAACTCAAAGAGGTTGCCATTGAGCGTGTAGGTGTAGTCGCTCTTGTTATGCCGTGCCTCATCATAGAGACCGTTGGCATTTAGAATCTCAAAGAAGTCACGATAGGCCGTCATCTTGAGAGACGGCAGCGACTTGCGCACGATGGAGTACACCTTGCCTTTCTCCTCCATCGCCATCACGATGAGCATCTGCAAAATGGAGTAGGTCTTACCAGAACGGCTGCCGCCTTGATTGACTACTATCCGAGTTGGGGCGGTGTAGTTCTTTTCAAAGAGTTCGCTACTCTTTAGGTTTAGTTCGGACAATCTCTACCTTGATTTTCGTTAGCTCATCCGATACCTCGTGTGAGTTCTCCACCCTTGCGAGTTTGGGGGTCGTGTACTCTGCCATCTTGTTCAAGAGGTCAAGTGCGCCCTTTGGGTCATCAGCAGCTACTTGAGTGAGCCATATGGTCATATTCTCAAGGTTGGCTTCGATGAGGGTTTGGAATGCCTCTCGTATTTTGTTGGTGGTCTTGTTTGGTGTTCCGCTTGGCCTTCCTGTGTTGCCTGCAATGAACCTGCCTTTGTCATCTTTCATATCCGTTCAGTTCCGTTATTTTCGGTTGTATCTAAATAACCCTTTTTGCGAGATGGTGATCGTGTGTTGCTTGAAGTCGCTCCTTCCATTCTTTAATATCGCCATAAGCAACATGGCAATTACGGCATAGTGCCATCAGGTTTTCTATCGTATCAGCAATTTTGCTTCCACCCATTCCGCGTGATTCTATGTGGTGAATGTCTTGCGCTTGGGCTTGACATACCTCGCAGGGTATGAAGTCAGTTGTGGAGTAGCCCATCCCTTTGAGATAGACCTTTGTGTGGTTCTTCACCTTTGGTAAATCCAACAGTCATCAATGAACCAAGCACGGGGCAGCAGTTCATCTACGGCTTGGATTACACCCTTCCAATGTTCGTGGTAGTCATCTCCTGCGATGAAGCCTCCCTTCTTTACTTTTGGGAGCCATAGCTTGATATCCTCTTTTACCGCCTCATAGGTATGGGTTAGGTCTATGAATACCACGTCTAACGATTCGTTGGCAAACTTCTTTGATGCTACTTTGGATGTTGCTTTGATGGCCTTGTACTTGCGGTCTCCCATATTCTCCACAAAGAGATTGTAGATGTTTTGCTGCGTTGCAAGTTTATGTGTGGTTGTGAGTTCGTTTGGCGAACCCTTCCAAGTGTCAACGATTGTGATTTCTTGGGATGTTGCTTTGTCGCATAGGTAGGCCGATGACTTACCGAGCCAAGCACCCAGTTCAACGAACGTGCCGTCTTCGGGCATATTGGCAAGGAGGTAGTCGTATGCTGCTTGGTGGTTGAACCACCCCTCTATGTCTTTTGAGCTTTTCATTGTAAGGCGTTGTAATAACAAAGGTACTGCTCTACGCAGATAAGTGTTCCTTGCTCGGATGCTGCTTGTGCAAAGGTACCGTCTGCCTCGTAGGTCATCTCAAAGCGTAGGTTGGGCAGGTCGTATGGCTTGAACATATAGCAGGCGGTATCTATGTTGCCGACTCTTGGTTGGTCGGTAGGGCGTAGCCTGCCCCCTTGCCCCCACGTTACGATTGAACAGTCAAGGGAATTTAGGTTGTTCCACTCCTCAAGGAACTTTGGGTGCAAGATATTGTCATCATCCAGATAGTACACCCAATCTTCTTTGGTAAAGGAATCAGCATACAAGTCAAGGAACTCATTGCGTAGGGGGTTACCCATATTGCCTGTGCGTGTGGAGTAGTGTGTGACTGATGCGCCTGTTGCTCCCTTGTAGTTGGTAGAGGCATCCATCATCACAACCCACGTTGCATAGGCAGGGATATGTTGTTTTAGCCTAACGAGGTTATGAGGGCGTGAGCAGGGCGTGACTATGTAAAGCATCGCAGTTCGTTTATCTTATCCATCGTGAAGTCCTGCACATACTCGTATAACGATTCCGTTAGGTCAGCAACTTGGTTGGGGTTTTCTTTTAGCCTCTTGATTGCTCCTGCCCATTCGCTCGGGTGCTTGATGGCAATGCAGTTCTCTTTGGTGATGTATGGTGAATAGGGTTGCGTGTTGCTCACTATCAAAGCGCATTTGCTGAACCCTGCCTCAAGCATCTTTAGGTGCGACTTGCACTTGGCAAACTCGGAAGTGCTTAACGGCACAAGGCTCACATCAAAGAACTCGTAGAGTTTATGGTAGTGTGTTGGTGGCATCGTTGGCAGCCTATGGCTTGCCTTCATAATATCGGGGTAGCCATCTACCTCTGCGACATAGCCTTGATAGCCTTCAAGGTTGATCGTGGATTCCTTTACGTCTAGTGCGTGGTGGTTGCCTCCTATATACCCGAAGCGCACTTCTTCGCTTGGCTTTCTCTCTACCTGCCACGTTGGTACGCTGATGGCATTGGGGATGATTCGGATGTTGCTATTGTACTTCTTGACCTTTGAGGCAAGGTGCTTGTTTGTCACCCATACCTCATCTGCTGCTTTCATAGAGCGCACGATGCGCTCCCTCATCTGCTCCGAGTAAATCCCAAGCAAGGGATGCGTAGGGGGTAGAACCCACCAATCATCGTTATCAACGATTAGTTTAATACCTGCATGGCGCACTAGTTTCAAGAAGTCATCAAACGGCTCAACTGGGAACACTCGTGAAGTAAAGATGTGCGTGACCTTTGCCCACGTTTCGGGGTCAATGTCCGTTATCTTTTCAATAAAAAAGACATCTACATCCTTGTGGCAAATCAAGGGTGCAAATGTCCTGTGGTGCGATACTCCAGAGTTCTGCTTGTGGAACGCGAGAACGAATGGTCTAATCATACGCTCGCCTCTTGGTCTTTGAACCATTGCGCCATCGCTTTGCGGTCTAAATACTTTACCCACATTCGAGCAGCTACTGCTCTGCGTTGGGGCTTGAAGGGGTAGGTGCTACGGAGCTGCGCCATAGCAATCCTCATAAACTGATCTTGCATTATTCTTTGGTATTTGAGGTGTTGCAAAAAATGCAACGATTGGTTTGATGTTAAAGTTTGGTGTTCCAATAGTATTCGCATTGGCCATGCTTGACAGGTACGCCAACAAAGAACGATTGGTACATTTCGGCAGGTGCGGTGAATCGGTAGCACGTTTCTTTTAATGGGCATCCTTCGCCTGTGCATTTGGTGATGTCGGTCATAACGTGCCAACAACTGTGTACGAATCCAAGTCCTCACCCAAGATGAAGAACTGCTTGTACATTTCAATAGCCTCTAAAGTCTTGCGCTCACCCTCTGCCACAAATTCGGGACTTACAGAGTAGATGCCTATGTCAAGGCTTGCCTTGTCAATAGCGATAAAGAAGAACTTATCAATCGGCACTCCGAATAATCGGGTGTAGATAAACGCCTGCACATCGTAGCCGTACTTCTTTGCCGAGTAGGGGAATGCTCGTAGGTCGGTTGTTGTTTTTAAGTCAGCCAAGAAACCATCAGCATAGATGTCAGCCTTCGCCCTAAAGGGCAGGCCGCCAATCATGCCAATCTTTGGTACTTCAAACTCGCAACCAGTGAGCAGCCCTAGCACGTTCTCATTGCGCAGGAGCGCATCAGAGATGCGTTGCGCCTCGTTGTACTCCTTACGGGTACAAAGGTTGCGCTTGCCCTTTGCATCCTGCCACGCCTTTGCGTTCTTGCTCTGCACCTCAATCACCTCGTAGTCCGCTACGCGGTGCGGCTCTAGAGCCATCAAGTGTACCAAGCGACCGACTGCAAAAGCATCAGACTCCTCGCTGCCATACTTCGTGACGTAGTGATACGTCTTGGGTGAGGTCAGCAGCAGCTTACAAGCAGAGGAGGATAGGGCGTTCTTACCCAGTACTCCGTAGTAAAATTGGTCATCGTGCATCTTCTCAAGGATTGTCTCCATATCCCAAGTGCTTCCGTCAAGTAGTTCTATGATTTTCATAAGATTGGTTTTGTTAATTAAATAAAGGTATGCATTTTTTAGCGACTGCTGCAACTACGTCAACCGTTACTGCGTTACCGCATTGCTTGTAGCGTTGGGTGTTGCTCATTGGCTTCACCTCTCCATCATAGTTGCCGTATGCCGTATGTTGATCGGGGAATCCCTGTAAGCGTTCACATTCGATTGGGGTAAGCCTACGGATTCGGTAGCCATCAAATAGGCTGATGCCGTTGTGTTCGGGCTGCGTAAGCGCAGGTGATTCATCACGCAGGGTTTTGTTGTACAAGTCCATTGCCTTAACCTCTCCCTCCCTAAAGTCATTCCGTCTGATGGTCTCGTTGACTTTCTCGTAGGTATAATTTGGTTGAACTACTGCTTGATTGCAACTCGTTTCAAGTGTCTGCGCCTTCTGCTTTCCTACACGGCCTCTGCGAGTTTCGCTTTGGGTGCGAGAAGTGTAAATGGTATCACCGCTTGTTGCTTCTTCATACCCTAAACTTGTGGCTGACTTTACTCGTAGAATCAAATCACTTTTACCTTGATTAAGAGCAGGAACAATACCATCAGCATCGTACACTCGGTCTTGCTGATAGGGTTGAGTGCCGCTATTAGAATCAAGTCTAGTTCCGATTTGCTTGACCTGTACTTTTGTTGGGTCTTTGTAGCAGCAAGCACTCAACGTAGGGGCAATCCCAGCTTCGCCATAGATGAATCCTTGCTGACCGCCTGTACCACGATGACCTACTATT